CCGTGCACCATCCAAAAGGGTCAGAACAGCTGTTTTGACCCTTTTGGATGGTGCACGGCGGAAGGGTCTCTACTACCCTCTCCGCCTGCCGCGAAGGCGGCACCATTGGGAGTTGAAGTTTTACTTCTTCTCCTTGACCAAGCTCGCTTGTGGGTTGAGTGACCCTGAGTGGAGATTGGTCGTTGGTGTAGTGGAGGCGCTCTTAGCGCTCCACTACTCTATCGGAGGCGGATGCTTCGCATCCCCCCAGGTGCTCACCTGGTTCCTCCGTCGTGGCCTGTGGGTTGCAAGGCACCCCACTCGCAGCGCGTGCCTGCTGAAATCAGCAGCGCATGCTTGCAGGAAGGCCGCTATTGAGAATAGCGGGATTCCGTGGGAACACGTTGGTCAGTTGACTCTCAACCGACCACGCTCCCCTTCTCGCCGCTGGCTTTACCAGCTCTCGAGAGTGTCGAGGGGGCTTCCGAAGCCCCCTCGGCATCTGCAAGACAAGGCTGTAGAAGAGTTCTACAATCTCGTCACGGAGGTTCCACTGTGGTCAGTGAACCCAACTGTAAGTTCCATCATGACTTTCATGAGGACCTTTCGCATCACTCCGGTGAAACCGGAGTTTGTTGCGAGTACAACCGCCCACTCCGCTTCCCTCTCACTGAAGCGGGCGGAGGGTGGTCGGGCCCAGGAGATTCTTAATCTCCTGGGAACAAACGCATCTGTCGAGCTCCAAGCTCGTACAGGTGCTTCCTCATCCCATGGACAGTCCATGGTGAGGAACCGTCTCCAGGGGCAGATTCTATCTGCCATGGAGCATTCTGGTGCCTCCCGTTCGGTGGTCTTACCAGAATATGGGCTGAAGACTAGAATAGTCTCCTGCTCAGACGCAGTACGGACGTTTAAGTCCGAGGCGTACAGGAAGCCCTTGTACAGGCTCCTCGCCAAACTGCCCTGCTGCCGTCGTGCTTTGCACGACCAGCTTTCTGACCTTCCTTTCAGGAGGGTCAGCCAAGAGGCCAGCGTTTACTCAGCTGACCTCTCGTCGGCCACCGACCGACTGGACCACAATGTGCTCGCAGTTTTCTGCGACCTGCTTCACGTTCCTCGTGATGTGGTCTTCGGTGGAACGGTTGATAACCGTCCCATGATGCGCGGGACCCTTATGGGGATCCCATGCTCGTGGGTAATGCTGTCGTTGGTCCATGCTTGGGCCATCTGGTCGTCAAGGATTCCCTTGACGACTTGTCACCTGATGGGTGACGACTGCATCGCCTTGTGGACTCCGGGTCAAATCTCGGAGTACAACAGGAACCTTCCTCGTCTTACGGGGATGGTTCTTAACACTTCCAAGTCTTTTGTTTCAAAGACTGGAGGTACCTTCTGCGAGAGGTTTTACCTCTGCAGATGGGGAACTTCGCTTGTGAACGTGCCGACCTTGTCGATACGTTCGCTGCTCGATAAGAGTAAGCGAAGGACGTATGAGGAGGGGGTCCCCCACCAAATACGCATCCGACGTTATCTCTGGGATAACGTTGGATCTTGGAGTTACAAGGTTCTCCTTGCAATCCAGAGGGCGTGGGCACCGGAGAAACTCCGATGTCCACGCGTACACCTCCCCCTCTCTTTGGGTGGGCTGGAGGTGTTACCAAGAAGACCAACGAGTCAGGTACCACCTGACCTCGGTTGGTTGTACAGCTCCATCCATGATGGGGCTGTATCTGGAGCAGAACTGAGGAAGCTCAGTATTCCGCTCACGTCGGCATACCCGGTTCGATCACCGGAGCGTATCGCCGCGGACCGTCTTGCTGCCCTGCAGGACGGTCTCTCCTTCAGTGCCACGTCTTGCAACGAGGCACTGGAGGCTTTTTGGCAAGCCATGATCAGTGAAAGCGCTGAAATGGCTGTCCGCACTGTCAAAAGTGCGGTTCCGGCACGGTTGAATTACCACCTTTACAAGAAGCTTGTGAAGGCCGTGCCAGTCTCAATTGAGGTCAAACCTCACGTGAGACTTGCATCTCCCTCATGGATTACCATGAGGAAGATACTGCAGAGGCTCCGCGTTTCACGGGCTTCCGCGAGGGTTGAACGAGCGTCCAAGTCTCACTTGGATGTTCGTTCGCGTTTCGGTTATTAACCGAACGAATCCACAACAGGGGGCCAACCTGTTATGAATTGGTCGTCCGCCAACGACGTGGCGACGGGACGTAGTACGAACTCGAGAGGCCCTCGAAAGGGGCCTCCGACCTTGACCGGTCATAGAAACCGTTTCGCACCCCGCGTCGTACCTTCGGGAGACGGACCCACCCAATGGGTGAC